CTTACACTATCCAATTGAGCCAAATAGTTATTATGCTCTCTTTTAGCTTCTTTCTCTAAGTTAGCTGTTTCGTTACATTGTCTAAAAAATAAGAAAATCAACGCAAGAATTACCATGATCAAAGATGATCTACTGGTCACTATTTTGGCTATATTACTTAATTTCTTCATAAGTTAAAACTTCTTCATTTTTCCAACACAATCCGCTAGGATCTAAGCACCCTGGGCCGTATTTTTCTTTTAAGTCATCAGAGAATTCTTTCTCCTTCGCTCTGCATTCTTGTAGTTCCGATATGAGATCTGCAGATCTTTCTTCCAGTTTTTTAATTGACTCCTCGACGGATAATATTTCACCGTGAATCTTAATGAACTCTTTAGAAAGCTCGAGGATTCTGTTTTTTTCTTCTTTGTTTAGTTCGACCATGGTTTATATATTTATTTTCGAATTTCAGTGTAAATCTTATATTTAAGCACTTCCACTAAGTGTTGTTCCGGATGATGTGAATGTACCAACAGTGTTTTTATTAGTAGTGGTCACAAATCCAGATTTACCATCACATGTTTTCCAGAATATTCTCGGATTGGCGTTAACAGTGCTTGCGACAGGAGCATAAAATATGTCAACATAATAGCAAGTTGAAGAGCTTCCAAAAGGAATGTAAAAGTTATATGTTAAATAGTAATTGGCAAGAGAAGGATATTCATAGTAATTGAATATTAATCCAGCCAAATTATAAGTAGGTACTGCAGAAATATCATTCAGAATAATTCTATAACTACAAGCGGTTCCAGAATAATAAACTCCAGGAAAGGTAGGAGAGAATGAAGATGGAATCTTAACATAAACACCAGATGATGAAGATGTGTAAGAAGTAGGGGTAAGAATTATCATATCACTCTTTAAAGAGTCAATAGAGGAAATATCAAAAACGTTTTGAATAGTTACTGGAGGTAATATCGAAGAAGCGCTTGACTGCGTAGTAGCTCCATAACAGAATAACGAGTATGTTCCTTGTCTATATTCGGTTGTTCTCTTTACGTGATAGAAATAAGGTCCTGCAGTTCCACCTGCGGCAAATCCTCCAGTTGATCCCAAAGTTGTTTGCCCGTAATTATTACTTGTGATTGGACCCTTTACACTTGAGGAGAATATCGTAGCATTGTTACTATCTCTGAACTCAAACATAGTTGAAGCCAACGATCCTCCATAGATCTCTATGCCTGAGGTTGATATTGAAGATGAAGTATTTTTGGTTGTGTCAAAAACATATCCAGTAGTTCTAGAAGTGTTAGTAATTTTAAGAGGGTTTAGATAAGAAAAACTAGTAGCACTTAAAGTTAAATTAGTGGAACTTACTACAAAATTAGATCCAACACCGACAGTTGTATTCGAATTAAGATAAAATCCTCCTGTTCCGCCGATAGTAATGTTACCTGGTGCGGTGAAAGAAGCAGAATTACCAGTGAGTAATGAACTAGCTGTATACGAATCAACGGTCAATCCTAATAAAGACGAAATTGAAAAATTGCCACTAGACTTAAAAACGAGATCGGACGAATTTCCAAGATTTGTCCAATAGAAAGACGGAACTCCAGTATTAGAAGATCCTGTTTTAGCAAAAGATAGGATCGGTCTAGTTGTCTGGTCCTCAGTAGCTATTACCAATTTAGATCTGTTTGGATTTCCGTTAGGAGAAACTAAAACTTGATCAGATATTATTAAGCTTGCGTCTTGTATTGTTAGTCCATTATCATTTAGAAACCCAGCTCCATTTTTGAAAGCTATAACAAATTTGTCTTTAGCTCCTCCTGGTCCGAGTATATCCTCATAAATATCAAAATACGGTGAAGAAAATAGGGAATAACCTGAATAATTCCAAGAAGAAGCTCCTGTTACTCCATAAGAATAAACACTATAATCACTTGAGGAAGAATCTATCCAATAATCATAAGGATTGAGACCACCCGTTACAGGCGCTGTGTCGTTTTTAATCCATAGGGATGATCTTGGACCAGTAGGTCCAGTTTGACCCTTCTTCCCAGCTGGACCAGGTATTCCTCTAGGACCTTTTGGACCTTTTTGTCCATTTGGACCAACAGCAAAAGATATGATCTGATCGAAATTGTAATTGATCTTGCTGATCATTTCCGATTCAGATTCACCTTTGAAAATATATTTCGTATTAAAGTGCATGTATCTAACTAATTTTATCCAAATTCAATTTATGATCCACCTATTCTAACTTCATAAGCAAAAGTCGTAGAGAGATTTACAGAGGTCCAAGTTACGGTTCTACTTGTACCGGTTCCAGAAATACTACCATTGATTACTGTTCTAGAAGGATATAAAGTTAACGTCGCGGTTACAGTTCTAGGAGCAGTAGCAAATGTTGCAATAGCACTTAAAGAAGTACCGCTGTTAAATAAGCCAGAAAAGACTCTACTAAGTCCGGGAGTTATAGGCGTACCCGAAGATAAAAGAGTTACGGTAGCTGGTGCAGTTTGGGTTAAAAACGAATTAGTCATAAAAATAGATCCGCTGTTTATATACGAGCTAACAAACACCTGGCTGTATAAAACTCCACATTTAACAGAATCTAAATTTCCGCCATATGCGCTATAATACACTTTGAACCATCTAGTGCTTCCTTGTACGTTAGAGCCGGAGCTTCCAAATACATTGACTATTGTGAAATCAATATTAGATGCTCCAGTGGCTGAATTTCCAGATAAATCTGCAAAAACTCCGTTTCCACTTGCTGCTACGTAGTTACCATATGGAAGAACGTCATAAGTTTGACCTAGACCAAGACCAACAAATCTTATTAGCTTACTTTCTGAATCGGTTCTAACCTTAACGTTGATTGCCTCACCTGTTGAATTCAAAAGATTCAGCCATCCTGGATTAGTGTTTAAACCACCCCCTGTAGCAGGAGTCCATAAATAAACACCAGCTGCACTGGAAGGACCAGAAACTGTTGGGGTTATAACGAAATCAGTTCCATTGTTACAGTTAACGCTATTAGAAACCGAAGAAGTAATCGCAATCGTAGGTATTACTGAATACCAATTAACCGAAACAGTACTAGATGGACCAATATAAACTAATCCGGTACCTTTAGGAGCTACTGATTGACTAGGTTGAATCGATTCAACCTTTCTATTATAATAAACCTCCCCATCGCCTAACACCTCAAACATTGCCGCTGCTGAAGCAATATCATAAGCCCTAAATAAACGTGTACTTCGATTAGAAGTAACGCTTACACGATGTCTAAAGCCTCCTACGGATGGTGATGCGTTCGATAACCAAAGCGGAGGAATCGTATCAGTAGTAGAAGAGTACAAGAAAAAGTTTACAGGCATGTTAAATAAACTAGAACTGTAAGTGATATTTCTCGTGCTAAATGAAGCAGTACCGGAAGTTTTAAAATCCAAAAGAATGTTACCAGACAAAGATCTTGCTGTGAATCTTAAAGAAGAATTCAGATTTAGATTTAATCCAGTGCTATTTAGATTAACGTTGTAGTTTTGAGCTTTTGATTGTAGAGTTAAATTACCAGATATGGATTTTAAAAGTGATCCACCGGATCTAAAAGATAGATTATAGTTTGTCGTAGATCTATCAGTCCAGAAAAATCTAGGTGTAGTACCAGTAAATGCTGTGTTATTGACTACATTTGCTTTCGTGAACTCCATTAAATTTTTTCCAGTAGCACCACCGTCTATTGAAATTACAACTTTAGAATACTGAGGATTTGCAAAAGCAGATCCATCTCCTATTACATTGTCGCTGAGTGCTAAAGTATATTTTTCCGGATTTATAGAAGATATGTAATATCCAGAATAAGAAGAATCCCCCAGTGTAGTTTTAACTGGTGAAGAAATTCTGAAAAGATCTTGTCCAAGGAGATTGAATCCATAGGAGTTCCAAGAACCTGAGCTTAAATTATAGACGTTATTGGAATCTGCAGTGTCTATCCAAAAATCACCATCTATACCACCGGTCGGAGAAGGCTGAGTTGGACCAACATTCCAAATACTTCCTCTAGGACCCAAAGATCCATAAGAACCAACAGGACCAGTTTCTCCCTGATCACCCTGTGATCCAATTTCTCCTGCGGGACCATAAGGTCCTCCACCAAAACCAATGACGTCAGAAAAATTTTTATTTAGCTTATCTGCTAGGTTTTTCTGTCCATCACCCCTTTCTATTCTTAATAATTTTAAATCTGGCATTTTTTAGAATCTTGATCTTAGTGTATATATCAGAATGTAAAAGATCCCCCAGATCCTCCAGTCATTCCGTAGGCTTTATAATACACGGTTGTTACCTGTCCTCCGGTGACCCCTTTGGCAAGTGTAAAATCTATGGCAGTAGCTCTAAAAGGTAAAGACACCTTATTCACGGTATTTCCTGAGGTTGCACCTACACCAAGATAGCTTATGCCCCCAAAAGATTGAGAGAAACTTTCAGTGCTCAGATAAACTTTAAACTCCATAGATTCACCGGCTCTTAGACCAGAAGTTCCTCCCCAGCCAAAATAGTCAGCAGGATTAGTGTAAAATCCAACGCCAATATTTCCAGCTGAAATAGAAGGACTAATAATTACAGTATTACCATCTCTTAAAACGGTAGATGCTACTGAGGATTGTGGCTTAGATATGAAATACCAATTAACAAGATTCGAACCAACGGTTCCAGTTACTCCGGGAGTTCCTGAAGAATAAGTTAGACCTTCAACAGTTTTATTGGTTCTAAACTTCCCTTTCGTGTTCAAAAAGAATTCAGTAGAAGAAGTTGTTTCCAAAGACACGTGATTTACTGTATGTGATGCGTTACCGTGAGTATCGCCAGATCTCGTACTTAAGAACGGAGCAGTTCCACCTATTGATATTGCTAAAGAAGGGTTACCTTCACCTAATGTTGCAACGGAAGTTATAGGATTTCTAAATTCACCGGATCCGCCGACAATTCTAAGAAATTGACTAATTAAATTGAATTGTCCTGCTACTGCATTAAAATTAAAACCACCAGTTGCATAAATACCTCCTGTCGAATTGACTCCGTAATCCAAATTTATTTGTCCTTGGGAATTTATATTCAGATTATTAAAACTAGAATTAAATCCTCCGGATAATCCTACGTTGAACGATCCTCCTGGAATTGTTAATGTTGAAGAATTATCAGTAGGATTTGTATTGTCCCAAGTGAAGACCGGATGCTTAGAATAATCTGAGATCTGTCCAGTTTCAATATTACTTTTAGAAAATTCTAACAGAGGAGCGTCATTTTGGGTTGAATTGGTAGAGATTGTAAATTTAGACAACGTTTCGTTACTTATACCAAACTCCGGGGTAACATCAGTGACGGTAAGAAGATAGTTATTAGGCAATATTTGATTTATCGTCACGGCTATACCTGTACCTCCAGCATAGTCGAAACTAGCAGGCAGTTGGGTAATTATTGAAGTAAAAAGATCACCAGAGCTATTTATGTTATATCCGGTGTACATCCATCCCGAAGTTTTGAGTTGGAATATCTGACTGCTGTCGGAGTCTATCCAATAATCATCCTGTTGTGCATTACCAGCTGGAGCCGAAGTTGATATAATCCATCTACTTCCTCTTGGTCCAGAAGTCCCGGTTGGTCCAACTTCACCCATTTCGCCAATAGGTCCTTGACTTCCTGTTGGACCCAATATTCCATTAGTTCCACCGTGCAATTCGACAACCTCATCAAAATTATTATTGAGTTTATCAACAATCTGATCTGAGTTATCTGTATATAAAATTGTCTTTATGTTGGTACTTGGCATTTTTAGATTTTAGTTATTCTGAAGTTAAAGAGAATCGAGTAATAAAAGTTCGATTCCGTTGAATATTCAAACTCATAAATCAAATTGCTATTCTTAGTTAATTTATAGTTTGTATCCTCGAAATATTCCATCTTATATTTATCCACACTAGCAATATCTCCTCTCACTATTTCGTTTGTTGGTATAACGGTGGAAGCTGTTTTCTTGACATAAAGATTAAAGACATCACCCTGATAGATAGGATTTACGTTTAAGTCTATATACAGATTGACGTCATCGTTAATTGTTTTAGGATCGCCAACACCGAATTCGGAAATCATATTGTCAACAAAGACCTGTTTGATTCCATTGTTTAAAAGAAATCTTCTTATCATTCGATCGAGTCTTATAATCCCTTTAATTTTTTTCTCATTAGGAAACCATTGCCAGAATAATTCAACATTAGGGAATACTGATTGATCCAATTTGTTATAATCAACACCAGATAGATAAGGACCGAATGAACCTATTCCAGTTCCTGAGTTTGATTGGTTGATGTTTTGTATACTTTGGATCGCTCCTGTAACCTGGTCGTTTATTAAACTAACTTTACTCTGACCAGCTGTTCTAGAAATTTGTAACGTTATGTAATTTCCAACTGAAATTGGATCTGGTGTTTGCATGACCTTAGATCCGAAGAAAGTTTTATATTCTTTCATCCCTCTAGTTCCGGCTACGCTTCTTCTTGTTGGACTATCATATCTATCATAGTATCCTTGATCCCAAGAAGAAGAGAAGATATTGAAATCCTTATAAGCTATAGGTGTTATTCCGATGAAAGGATATCTAGCTCCTTCCGGAAATTTGCTAGAAGAAGATAAGATATTAGTTCCCAATGAAACCTTCGTGTAGTTCAGATTTCTGGAAATACCAAAGTATTTCTTATCTGGTGCAAAGTTACAGTTACGGAAAGATAGATCAACTCCATTAGAACCAACAAGCGTGTCAGTCTTATCCTTGTTAAATTGTATCACTTTTCTAGTTAGAGGTTCATAGCTTCCAGAATATCTCACCATAATGGAAGGTATAGATCTATTATTCTGAACGATATTATATCCAGTAATGTTTCTAGATCCTCTAAGTACCTGCGGTCCGTTAAACGAAGCTACAGGAGTACTTCCTGTGATTTTGGTAATCTTGGTAGGCTTTTCAAAATAAATTTCAAAATCATTAGGTGTTATAACTTCAACCCCAGTGTTATTATCTAAATCATAGGTAGTGTAGTTTATATAAGGTGAACTTCTATTAAACTTATCAGAAATGTACCCAACAGAGATTCTACTTAGAATAGATTTATAGTAAGAATCACCACCTTCTTTTTGAAAAACTGGTTTACTCTTATATACAGACGAAGGCCCGGCTGGAACTACGTTTGGACTTACTAAAGAAAAAGGAATATTGAAGGTGTAATTAGAACCAGTAGCTACCTTACCAAATTCAACGTATGTTGGTCCAACACCGGTTGGCCAAGGATACGTACAAGAAATTGAAGGAACACTAAAACTAGCCTTTCCGGTCGGACTTGGTCCGCTTGTTCCAGGTGAATTCTCGACATAGAAAGTATGAATTTCTTCTCTTAAGTCTGTTTCATATTCCGGATTTCTAACAATGTTAATTATACCTGGACTGCTGCTTTCATTTACGAAACTTAAAGACCCTAAAGAGAGATCTAATGCAGAACTAAGTTTTATGTCATCGACTGAAGAAAATGCTTTACCATTTTCTGGAGGATAAACAGCTTTCAATTTAGAGTTAATAGAATATAAGAAAGTATAATCAATAGTAGGCGATGGGCCAGTTAAACCGGTTGGTCCAGTGACACCAAGATCAAAGGCTCTTTGTTCTCTGATGACTACATCGCAAACAAATAGAATGAACTTTTGCTCTGCGTTTTCTATTACTTGATACTTAACAGGTGATTGTATGGTCGTATCATCTTCTTCAACTGCTCTTAGAAGTGCTGCAAATTTATAATCTTCATACCCTCTATATCCTCTTATGTACCTATCAGACTCATCAGTTCCTTCAGCTAATACATCAGATCTTTTCTTCAGAACTATTTTACATCCTCTGAAGATTGTTTCATAATACCCAGAAGCTTGGTTGAATTCCAATTGAGTGAAAAGCTCTTTTGTGTAATTTTTAGGATCGCTAAATTCTTGTGCGTAATCTTCAGGCTCAACTGTGAAATAAGAAGAAAGATATAGGTTGTCTGCTGGATCAGTGCTTCTAGCCTTATTTAGATCGATAGGACCAGCTAAATAGCTGTTCTGATCGTTCATATAATCCAGAGGGAAATATCTTGGTGGGGTTTCAAGTAAAAACCATTCATGGGTAAGATATTTAGGATCTGGGTTTATTTTATCAAAGCTAGGTGAAAAATTAGTAGGAGAAAAAGCAGGGCTAATATTTAACCTGTATTTATTTCCTCTGGAATCAGTACCTAAAGAAGATCCCCATTTGTTGATATAAGGAACAATTCTAGAGATGTTTGATCTCTGAACGGTATAGTTCTCTTTTAAATACTCGTATTCGGTTTTAAGCTTACCATAATCAAAGATCTCTTCTTTTGTTGGATTAAGATTTTGAGGATCTAATAGTATTCCTTGTATTCCTATGAAGCCGTTAAAAGAATTCAGATCTTTTTGGTAACCAATATCAGAATATGTAGATGTTGAAGAATTATAAATGACATCAGAATACTGAGCAGGAAAAACTACAACATTCGTTGAAACTGAAGCTGGCTGAGATGTAGCAAAATTACTTTGTGCCTGCAACAATCGATCAAAAGGAGTATTCAAACTCGGATCTGACACTTCGAATAAGGTATACCCAGTGGCACCGTAAAATAAACTTCCCTGATTGTAAATATTACCGGCATAATTAATTTGACCTCTCTTTACAAAGTAAGGTATGTTTGGTTCTATTACACCTGCTACGTTTGGTTGTATTTGGAAATATTTATAGGTTTCAGGAGTTGGTGCGTAATTGTAATTAGAACTCCAGAAATCAAAATCAAATTCTTTCACATCGAAGAAAGTGAATACGCCTAAAGACGATTCCGCATACTTATAAACTGTGAAAGATTCAGTAGAACCCAAAGCTATTAAACTGTTGGTTTGCTCAACGTTTGCTACTAACCAATATGAAAAATTATCAAAGCCAACTACTTGACCATTCGAATCTAATTTTGGACTATCAACATATTTAGTAACTGCTTTAATCTGGGCATAGCCTGATTCTGTTTTTATATAATTACCTACTTGAACCTGATCTTTCTTTTCTGCTGAAAAAATAATCCTTGTGTTACTAGTTCGAGTACCTCCGACGAAATTTACATCCGATGTTAATTCAGAAGCATCGATACCATTAATTTTAACTTTTCCTGATGCAGAGAAGGTTTTATAAGTAGTCCAAGAAGTATTAGAATCTGGTGATACTGTCGTTCCGCCTATAGGAGGGATTATATTAGAAATAGCTTCATAATAAAATCCTTGATAATATACAACATCACCAATTACGTAAGAAGACGTGTTATTCCAAACGCTTTTATATTTAGATTTAAAGCCATCATAGTCATCAAATACAGAAATTGAATATGCAGTATTCCCGTAATCACCCGGATTTTTCACTCTTATAACACAGGACGAATTATTCTGTCCAGAATCTATAGTTATCTGATCTAAATCTTTAATTACTGAAGCCAATGCTGTGGCAATTTCTGGTGTAGAACCAGTAGAGGCATTAAAGTAATAAGAGTTACCTGTAGAATAATACGATCCTCCTGTCCAAATCAAGATAGAAGAGAAATCACCACTTCTTATAATATCATATTTTCTAGGTCCTTCTTTTTGTGAACCATTAGGCCAATATAATTTAAAAGTAAGAGGTTTAGGTTCAGTGTAGTTTTCTAAAAAATCTATCTCAATATAAGATCTTCCAGCTGATTCTGGTCTTGAACCGATGACTGTTGCAACTTGATCGTCAGTACCAGTAAACCAATTCATATTGATTATGGTATTTTGAATAACCAAAGATCCAGAGGTTGCACCAGTAGAACCTGTGGCTGAAAAGGTTTCAGTAGAATAGCTATAAGGACCATAAGAATATTCAGGACCGCTTCCTCCTGGTGTTACGTATCCTTCATCTCTCTTTAGACTATAGAAATTATCATTCTTATCAGTAATGTAAAAAAGTTTATCCCTATCTAAAATATTAACGTTATCAGAGCCAGGTAAAAATCCAGTTGCGTTCTCATAGAATAACCTAACTCCAGCTGTTGCTCCGATTATTTTAGAAACGTTGCTATAGTAATACCCAAAATCATTTCTAGTTGGTTTAGGTAAATTTTCATTACCGTCCATATTTCTAAATTCATAGAAGAATTGTCCATTCATTCTGAAATTAGCAACATCGTTTCTTGAAACATAAAATCCTAAATACCTGTTTATAGTGTAAAGTTCAGATTCATCATCATTGAATAAAAACTCGAGATTCAAGAGGTTTGGACATATGATACCATTTCTAGAAAAACCAGAGGTTAGATAATCTTCAAAATCGATCATTGCATCAGAAGGTGACGAAGAAAAATAATCATTAAGTAATTCTCCTTTCTTTGTATAAACACCTTCGTTAATACTTGCACCTTTGAAATATGTATAAGAGTCATAACCCCAACTAACTTCTAAAGGAGATTTAGAAAAACCTGGGTTGTTGAAGATTGATCTAATATACTTTCCAATTTTACTAGTCTCTGTTAGATCAAACGTTTTCACAACTGTAGCTTTGTTTAGAATTTTATTTCTAAATGTTGAAGCCACGTCATTTACATTGGGTTGATAATAAAGTTCATCATATACGGCAACTTTACCGCTTCCACTAATTATCTGATATGTTGAGTTATTAGTGTTTCCAGCAAATACTTGTCCATTTGTATAGTATACATCATTACCAGCCGGATCCTTACCATAAGATACAACGAAATCACTACTAGATGTATAATCTTGTACGACTATGTAATTTAGTCCTGGTTCTATTACGGTTACATTTTTAGAGTAAGGATAATCCAAAGGATCAGATACTTTGAAAATTACAAAGTAATCAGGGATTTCGTTCTTCACCCAAAGAGGTGCAAAGTAACTAAAATCCTCTCCGTAATTTTTATCTATCAGTGATTGAGCACCACTCGCATAAAAAAAATCATACTGTTCAGGAAATTGCTGAGCAGACTGATTCTCTCCGTTAGTAAATTTACCAACCTGAAAAATTATATCAGAAGATAGTTTACCATTATCGAAAAACGAATTAATGTCAGAGGCATAGGTGTTATCACCTGAGATATTAAACTTCTTATAATTATCTTGGGAGAGTATAGGATTTACATCCATGGAATTAAACCAAACCCCTCCGGATGAATCTACTGTGATTTTAAAATTCCCAGAGAGCTTTGGATTTGTTCTTATTACCGCAAAAGATGAATTATAATCAAAAAGTTTAGATTGAGACATAAATTATAGTCCAAGTTTTATTTTGTTAAAAATTAAGTGCTTTAACTCCGCTGTCGAAGTTTGGTGCAACTAATGTATCGTTTTGATAAGATCCCGTTACTTGAACGTCGAATGAGAATATGTCTTCGTTCTTGACTTGAATATCAATACCCACCTTCTTTGTATAGGTAATATTCGAAAGGTTTCCGGCCTTTCTCCAACCACCAATGTAACCTAACTTATCAACTGCTCTAAATTGGAAGATCAGAGGAACGTTTATCGCATTAGTGTCTCCGTCTCCAAGGTATCTTACACTCATAGAGGTGGTTCCTGGCACCTGTACTGCACTTAATGTAACAGGTCCAAGGTAAAGATAAGCTCCACAAGAGAATTTACCTATTAAGTACTCATCGTTAGAAGAAAATCCTAATTTATCAGGATACATTCTATCGTTTCTGTCTGCAGTCGCTCCAGTAGGGAAAGCTTGAGTCACTCCTCTATAAGCCTGTTGTACCCAATATAGAGGTAAGCTTGTGTCACCCCAGAAAGTTTGCGTGTGTCTGAATGGTGCATAAGTAACTCCGCTCGAGTTGAATGGCTTAACTAGATCCGCATAATTCGTAAACGAGTAAGACGACCCGATCGAAACAAGATATGGATGACTTGTATGAATACAGAATTCTGAAAGATAACCACTTCCGTTTGGTGTACCTCCGGTTGTTCCAGAGAATGTACCACTCCAAACTGCTGCTGCGGTTCCTCCGGTAACAGTTAAATAATCAGCATATCTAGTAGGATCATAAGGTGTGAAAATTCCACCGTTTTGTGGGTATCTTCCAGCAACACCAAAGTTTATTTGCTGTGCAGAAGAAACACCATTATAAGCGTAAGAGTTGCTATAAATGTTAGTAAACGATTGAGATAAATCGGTTCCGTTATTATTATATAAAACTTGATTAAATCCTACGTTTCTGTATCTAGGGTAAATGAATTGAGAAAAAGCAGAGCTTGAAGCGTAAGGTGGAGCCTGGATGAAACTGGTAGAAGCAGTAACATCGGTAGGCACAACTGATGTAATAGATACTGGGCCGTCACCGTATCTTAGGTTTGTACTGTATCCATTTATGGTTGTCAAATCCGTAGGAACTCTAGTTTCTAAACCTCCAGGAACTGTAGAGGCAAGCTCAACAGGTGAAGCTTTGGGATTATAAAGCTGAATACTATAGGTAATCGAAGCTATCTTACCAGCATCAGTACTCAAAGGATTTGTGAATATCTCGTTATAGAATCCAGCATTAAGCTTGATAGTAGAGCCTCTAGAGACCTTTATCTTGTTGTTGTTCGAATCAACAATATAAACTTCAAGAATACCTTTAGCTTGATCAATTTGAGATTTCAATTGAGTAATCTGATTCTGTAAATCTGTCAGCTTGTCAAAGAGATTTATAACAGTACCTGTACTGGTATAGAATCCACTGGCAATTCCGGTTGTATCATGGAAATATGTCTTATCTCCAGAAACGAACTGTTGTGACAAGTGTATAGGTAATCCCTGTGCGTTAAGTGTGCTTTGAACTTTCGCTACAGCAGAATCTTCAAGGTTCGTTTGTAAAGCTGGAGCAATTCCATTTACGCTTAGATTATCAGGGAATGATACGATTACAGAAGGAGAATAATCAGACATAATAGGATTATCTGGCCATCCGGCTTCAGATAAAGCAGCAACTTGGATTTCTAATCTTTCTCCCTTAGTTATAGGTAGATCGAGCTGATTTATGTTTTGAACATTGGCATTAGAAGTGTCTTCTGGAGCCCAAACATAAGTTCCAGTTTTCGTGTCGTATACTTTTTTTCTAATGTCTGTTTTATATTCAGTCCAATTAGAGAAAGCTGCATTCTTTTTAGTTCCGTCATTATCAACGAAATCTATTTGTTCGGAAGGCTGTGCTGCTCCACTGTTGCTTAAATATCTATATCTAACAGAGAATTGGATAACTTGTTGTGCACCTGTTGAAGGACTAATTTTAGGTGTAGGGAAAGGCCAAAAACCTCTCACTCTATACTTAGGAGGAGTTACTATTTGGGGAACATCTTGAACCAAAGTTTTAACTTCAGTAACCAACGAGCTATAAAGATCCACTTTTTTAACTCTTTGCTCAATCAAGTTATTGAGATTAGCTTTTACTGCCTCTGTATTTACACCTATTGGGGTGTTTCTTTGAGACACTACAGAGTTTGGAGTTAGGTTAGCTCCTAATACAGGGCTATCGCTAACGTTAACTACCGTTGCAGCACCTTGATTAGTTATAGATAATCCAGTATTTAATTGCAATCTTGATTGGTTGATTGCATCGTCTAAAGACTTAATCTCACTTTGTAGTGCAGTTTTAGCTGCAAGTTTATCAGAGACAGCAGTAATTGATACAGAATCTGTTACCTGTTTATTAATCTGAACAACTTTAAAGCTGTCTTGGGTAATTACAGGGACGTTCGGTTTAATACCTTCAATAGCAGGAACTTTCTTTTCTTTAGCTGCGCCTAGAAAAATCTTACCTAAATCTGCTACTTGTGTTAAGTAGTAATTTTCTAATGTAACTACCTCTCCGTTTTGATTTTTGGTTGTTAATGCACTGCTCCAGAAAATTATACCAGTAGACCAAACAGCTGCTACTATGTTGAAATTATCATCGATAGGTTTAAAGAAAACACCTTGTCTTTCGTCATATCCAACATTAACCTGAACGTATCTAGGACCAAAATCGGTTGAAGAAATTTGTATGCTGTTTGCTCCGATTAAAATCGGTTGAAACCCAGATACTAATTTAGCTTGAATGGAAGCTTGATCTCTATCTACTGAAGTGACTTGATATTGTGATCCGTCCTGAGTTGAAATTTTATCTCCAACATTTAAAGATCTTCCGTCAATTACATTGCTAAGAGTATCAGTATAAGTTAATTTATTCAGTTTATAATTTCTTCTGGTCTCTTGATAAGGAGCTCCGTTCGCATCGATCAAATTCACGACATCGTCATAGTAGGAGATAACGCTAAATCCACCAACATATCTTATTGTTCTTAAAGGAAGCTGTACGATGTCTTCATCTGTGAAATATCCAATACCTTGTCCATCAAGTATATTGATAAATTGATCATATGAAAGATCGTTTCTTCCTTTCAGTTCTTGGTCGAAATATAACTTTTGCTGATCTGTTGTAGTGTTAGCTATAATTCTTTTAACAACGATTCTATCTGAACCATCCGGAATTTTTCCAGTTACATCAACATTAACATAAAGTAATGGACTTAAGAAACTTTCAAAGAACCAGTTATCTTTGACATCAAAGGTACTCGGTACTGCTAAGTTTGTTATTCTCTTTGGTTCTTTGAGTGGTTCAGATTTGAAAACCTGTGAATAAGTTCCATCCGCGTTTCTAACAGTAGAAAAAGATTCGCCTATTCCAGCCAAAGATTTTATGTTGTTATCAATTCTTTGGATTTCACCCCTAATGTACCCATAAGATGGTATGTTTACCGTTTTAGGTAAACCTTGTTCATCTAAGACTTCGATTGATACGGTCTGATTCGTTGAAACTGCAACCTCATTCAATCCATTGGTAATTTCCAAAGCATTTTTTTGAAGTCTTAGAAACTGTGCTACTAATGAACTTATCGAATTTTGTGTTCCTGACATTTTCCTTTTTTCTTATTATTGATTGTTGGTTAAGCTTTTTCCTACTATATCTACCTGGAATTTCAAGGCAACGTCATCGATACAAACTATATCGAAAACTGGTTTATGATCATAAGATGAAAAGCTTGATTCATCTAGCGAGGTAATAACGGTCGAATATGGAGTTCCACTTGGACTGGTAAGAGGATATAATCCATTAGCATTCGTTAAGAATGTGATTATAAAATCTCCAAGATAAACCTGATCTCCAAAAGAGAATCTAAATCTTTGTCCTTTTTTCCATTGTATAGAACTATCATTAATTCTAATTGTCAAATCTCCAGTAAGAGTTAAAGGTATTCCAGCGTTTACGTGTTTAAAGTAATTAGAATATCTTATTAAAGGGATTTCGTTATTTCCGTTCTGAGTTAATGTTCCATATCCATTATTACCACCGATGTTAAAGTCCTGGCTGTCGTTAATAATTCCTACTTGATTCGGAACTGTACGATCGATAATAATACCCGGACCTTGCTTAATTAAATCCAGATCATATGAAATTTGAACGGATGTTTGATTATTGAGAATTGATCTCGTTAAATCATAATTCTGTTCAATCATCTGCATGATTGATTGTGTGTTATTGAAAAGAGCTTGATTAGCGGCTAGAGATTTTTCTATTGCTAAAATTCTCTTATCCATATTCAAAGCAGTCGATGAAGATAGAGTGATATTCTCCAAGGCTGTTACTCTGTTACTCAATTCAATGAAATCAGCGGAAGCGTTATTCAAAGTACCACTGGCATCCTGTAGAACATTAAGAGCATCCATGAACATGGATAGAGAGAAAGGAGAGTAGTCATTAATAGCTTGCTCAACCCCAGTCTGATCTATATCGGTATCAAACTTCAAATTGAGTTTAAATCCGTACGAGTTTCCGTTTAATTTAGTAACAGGATTTGGCCTGTATTTATTAAGTCTAGGAATATAAACTTCACCACCTGAACTGTTTACATCATCTAAGAAAAGAACCCCATATAAATTCGTTGCCGAATTAGATGGCTCTGCTGGATCGTAAACATCATAGTAAATTAAAATACAGTTGAAAGAGAAATCAGATGCGTTAGCAGTTGCGTTAAACTCTTCTAGAGTAGTTATATTTGCATTAGAGAGAATTTCTTGGTATGAATTAGGATCGAAGTCAATTCCTATTGAATCCATCTTACTTCTCACATAGCGTAACGTATTGGAATTAGCTGTTTTTGTAAGTATGTAATTAGAAGGATCTGTGAAGATGTCTTCTGTGAAATAGGTGTTTGCAGTGTCTCTAGGTGAATACCAATTACCAGAAGCAGTCGCTCCAAGTGTACCAGTATCATAATAGGATGCTACAGGTTGACCTAAAACATCATCATCAAAGATAGCTAAAGTGGTTAATCCGCTAGGATTTGTTTCGGTGTAATCTCTTCCAAAAAGATATTCATCATTCAAAGGATTTGATGGATTATTAGTCCATTGATAGTCAGGATAATAATTTTTATCGACTATGTTTTTGAAAAGAACATAAGGAGTGTTTCCATCCTTTGTTGGAATATACACGTAAACCTCGGAGTAAGAGTTGGTTGAATTTTTAACGGAATTTACTATATCTAGATTTCCGATATATTGAACGACTCGATTATAATTTCCTCCGGTCATACCATAAGAACCAGTAGTTCCTGGAGCGGCGTCGCCTTCAACATATCTCTTTTGGGTTACTGGAAGATCATTTACTATTGTTACAGTGTTTTGATTAAGCGCTGGGGAAACCTGAGCAGAGCTTGCAGGTTTAAACCTAATAGCTCCTATCTCTTTAAGCCACTTGAAAAAAACTCTTTCCGAAATATTCTGTTTTAGAGAAGAGTCATATACATCAGTTCCAGTTATTGTTGATTCTAAATTAAGACAGTAACTTTGAAAGCTCTGTGAGAAATCAACATTTGCATCACCAGTAATAATTTGACCAGTTCCATTTGCCCAATCTAAAAATGCGCTATCTGGACCATTTAATCTGATAAGATTATCATCAGTTGAAGCACTATTATCTATATTGGGAATATTTAAAAGGGCGAATTTCGAGAATCTAAACTTATTAACAGAGTTATTAAACGTAAAGGAAAGATCCTCAGCAGCCGAAGTGAACGTGTAAAAAGTTCCACCCTGAACTTGTAAAGGTCTTATAAATGGTGTTTTTGCCATTGCTTTTGTGATTTATTTTTTCGAATTAGACAGTCATATTGGTAGCACTCAAAACTATCCAAGATCCATTTTGTGTTGCCTGACCTTGTCCAACTCTAGGCTCCCATTGTAAAGTTACAGATGATCTATAAGATTTACCGGAAGCCACTGTTATACCTGATGCTGAATATGCACCATAATTTGCACTGGTGTTAAATCCTGTGTAATATTTGCTTGCATTACCAGTAACACCGGTATAGATAAAACCGGCCGAAGCTGAGGTGTTTACGATGGTAATTCTTTTTCCCTGAGGTAAGTTAGGTAAAGTTCCACCAACAGGAGAGGTTCCATCAACGACTTTCATATAGAATCCGGTCGGTCCACAATTAGCATAAATCACATCTTCTAAACCTGTTAGTGCATATGGTGCATCAACCGAGGTTAAATATCCACCGCCACCAATACCTGAGGTATTTACAGGAAATGCTGTTCCTGTTCCTCCAGCAGCCGTAGTGTTAGTGCTAATAACGTGACCCAATGGACCTAATGTAAAGGTGCTATTTGAACTTAAAGGACCATTAAAACTAGCAGTACCACCAACGGTAAAGATAGAATTAGTTCCAAAGGTTACTGAGCCATTTAAAGTTACAGAACCAGATGCTGTGAAAGTTGTGGTTTGCACATCAACGAAGGCTGAAGCACCAGAGCTACTAACGGTGGCCTTTGGTGTACCTGTAGTTGGAACTGAAATAGCATCAAAAGAACCTATTTTGGCAGCTACCTTTCCGGTAGAGGCTGAGGTTAGATCCAAAATCCCATTGACGCTGTCTACCCCAAACACTGTAACGTATCCGTTGATCCAGTTTTGGAGTATTAAAAAGTTAGAATTAATAGTAACCCTCGATCCTGAGATTGAATCAGAGCCTAAAATTTCCGAAATGTTTACTGTTGCCATTTTATATCTTTTATTTCTTTTTTAAGTGAAATATATATATCAATGTCTCCGACAACACTTAAATATGACAGCTAAAAAAACTAAACTGAGTAATATCGATACCGGAGCAACTCATTTAAGTCAAAAAGGTGGATTTTATTTCCTAAAAAATCCAAAAAAATTACATTCCCCTTATTATTCATTAAAATACATCCAAACCACGGGATTTTTGTGGTTGGAAGCAAAAAAACAAAAAAAACCTCTATGGCAAGTAGAAAAAAGAAAATTACAGACGAAGAGTTTTACCAAACGTTCCCTTCATCAAACCCAAATCATCACGGGTCAAGATTTGACCTACAAAAACTTAAGATTGATTATAAGTTTAAGAACGAAAACCAGAAAAAACTTATCAATTTAATCACTGAAAACAAAATTACTATTGCTTCGGGTCCAGCAGGGACTGGAAAAACCTATTTAGCATGCGCTCAGGCTTTAAAATTACTCAAGAACGATCAGAGGTTTAAAAAGATAATCCTAGTTAAGAGTGTAACAGTTTTGGAAGGCGAGGAAGTTGGATTTCTAAAAGGGGATTTAAAAGAAAAGATGTATCCATTTACAATATCTTTCCTTGACAACTTTCATAAACTTATAGGAGAAGGCCTGACACAGCTTATGCTGGATCAGGGCTACATAGAGGTTTTACCTTTAGCGTACATCAGGGGTAGATCGATAGACAACTCGATAATAATAGTAGACGAGGCTCAAAACATAACTCAGAAGAATATGAGATCTACTATGACTAGGATAGGAACCGATACCAAAATGATAATTACAGGTGACACTAAGCAGATTGACATCAAAAATTCAAAGATGTCAGCTTTAGAACTAGTCGTAGATCTATTCAAAAACAAAGAAGATATAGGAACTATAAGTTTCTCTGTTTCTGATATAGTGAGAGATCCTATTGTGAAAATTATCGAAGAAACTTTTGATGATTGGGAATCAAAAAATCCCAAATCAAGTAAGGATTAAATAACAAAAAGGCTAGATTGGTTAATCGATCTAGCCTTTTTTCTTTTATTCCGATATGAAAGTTGCATCAGGGTTTCCTGGTATAACCACTCCTGATCCAAATGGAGTAGAGTTAGCTGCTAGAATTTCAGCTTCTTGTCTTTCCAAATCTCTGTTTAATCTCATCACTTCATAATCTCTAGCAGAGAACGGAAGTTGAGGGTATCCATAATCGTTTGAATCAACAAAATCTGGTTTTATATCATCAGGTCTCTTAACCTTATGATCAATTACCTCTATAAATCCGGGTCTAGAAGCCTCATAGACATTTCCTGCTGCATCTTCGACTTTATTATAAATGGTAAAGTATCCAGGTTCAGTAAAGGTGAAAATAAAGTAAGGTGTCGATTTTACGTTTAATATTTCCTCACCAGTATCAGCTTTACTTAATACCCAAGTGTTATTTTGCTTTCCGTAAATGTTAGATGCGTAATTATTGAAGATGACCGTAGAAAGGAGCGGTATTTTCATTTGATTATCAGTCGAATGTACATCACACCACGTCCAAGCTCCCGATCCAGGTCTAGAAATAATATTACCCATATTCAAACCGAGCTGCGGAACGTATTGTTCACTTAAGAAGTTGAATCCTGATGTTGCTCCAACGTTAATGTATGCAGTTCCACCTGTTACTCCACCCCAATTGACACCTGCCGAAAACACATTAGACGATGAATCAGAAATAGTAGTTACTGGTCCATAAAATAATCCTAGATTTTCAGAATCTAGATTTTTACCATCCATATTAGTTTTAATGAATCCAACATTAAATCCAGTTAAACCAGTGGCACCAGTTTGATATGTTATGAGGTTCTGTCCAGAATTCAAATTCTCGAAAGAAAGAATCTGCATATCTCTGTCCAATATCCCAACTGGATTTGTGAATAAATCTAACACCTGTCCTTGCTCTGTTATCTTTGCAGAAACAAAGAAGTTTTGTCCAGTAGATCCTAAAACATATTGTTGGTCAAAAAAGCTTCCTGTTAGTCCTTGTCCATAATCACCAGTTACGGTGCTAATGTAATAATGGGATTTGTTATCTTTATCACAAGAGATTTTTTTCAAATCAGAGAAAGCCGAGGTTCCACCAATGTTGATAAAAGCACCAGTGCTTCCTGTCGAGTCCTGACCGGTAATGATATAGAAAGGATAAGATGTTGAAGGAACAGGATTAATTAAATTTAGACCCAGAATCGAAAAACTACTGTTTGAAACACCAGTTAATAATACACTGTTCTCACTATCTGATGATTGAAGCTCCTTAAAATAGATTGGATCTGATGCAGTGGTCGTTTCAACATCAATTAGAGAAAAATTCTCTGTGGCCAATCTCATATAAGAAATAAAATTAGAAGCTGTAGAACTTCCAAATTCTGTTGGTGCATCAGGGAAATCCCCGTTTCTTGTCCAAAGATTTTTTAGTGTAGAATATCTGTTTGTAGCAGAATTATTAGAAAATCCAACATTTAGATAATATTTAGAAGCATCAATAGTAATATTCTGTGTTGCCGAGTTGTAGTTTCCGATTACAGGGAAATGTCTAAACTCATTTACTCTATACGAGCTTCTTACACCAGTATTGAAATCACCAGTCACGCCAGAAAAAGTAGCGGTATTTCCTAGATCTCTTCCTATTTTAGCAACGAAAAAAGCAGAGGAATCACTTTGTATTGAATTCTGATAAACTGTATATGGAAAAGTGTTTGAATTATATTTATAGAAACTTGCATTCAAAGTAACTAAAGAACTACCATAATCTTCCAGTGGTCCGGTTGCTCCGGTTTGATACGTTAACCAATATGTTATGCTATTTCCAGAATTATTTGCAGCAGCATCAACTCTATAATAAGCAGAAGAAGTTGTAAAACCAGTAAGAGATATTTCAATGGTAGATCCTACAATCGCGCTATTTAGAAAAACAGATTGATCACTTGATCCAGAATCAAAGTAGTTTAGATATGCAGCATTAATTGTCTCCCATGTTCCAATCGTTCCGGCAGGATATCCATCGAAAGAAAAATCAGAAAATCCTGAGGTGACGTTTGTGAATTCACCAGGTACAGCTGTCATTGTCCAACTTATAGTGGTTGAAGCGGATGAAGATAAAGGATAAATCCACGGTAAAGAACCAGTTGGTCCGGTTAATGTAAATTGTCTATTGGTAACACCGACTGGAGCACCAGTTGGACCAGTTGCTCCTAATAAATCAGAAGAAGAACTCCATAGATAGTCTCCGATTTCAATAAATCTATTGAACGTTCCTCCTACATAAATGAAGTTTCCGTCTGGACTCGAACACATGCTCTGAATATCAGTACTATTTCCCTTAAATGGCAGTATAGAATCAACCGTACCAGCTTCAGAGTAGCAAACTATAAAAGAAGTCTTACCTTGGCTAAAAGTGTCGTTATACGTGCTTAAATTGGCGTTAATTGAAGGATTTATTGCAGTTAAAGTTGCAGGTGTAGAATCTGAATAAAATCCAAACTGAACTACGGTCTCCGTATTTTGTGCAGATGGTGATATTGTACCAGAAACGTAGTATTTCTTTTTACCTTGGAATTCCTGAACCGTTGATGATGTGATGTTTATATTAGATTGAGTACCGTTTGTTATTGAAATCTGTCCATCCCAAGCCGGTAAACTAAACTCATCAATTTTAAATAGCTCCTCATAAAGTGGCAATGGCCAGTTATTCCAATATGCTTGTTCTCCGGCCTTTCCGTCAGCAATATCATGTAGCTTGGTAGTCAAGAAAAGATTTCTAGGATCAAGTCCAGGATGTTTCAAAGCTAGATATTCGTTATCATAAACCAGCCACTCTGGATAAGTCCAAGTGTACTTGTTAACTTTAGGTAAATCTGGGCCTCCTCCAGTTGGAGTGTAGTATGTGAAATTCCATCCAGTTGCTCCTGCGTATTTAGAAGAAGCGTAAACGTGAGGAAGATCATAATCAAGAGAAGAAAGATAGTTGTATTCCAAGACCCAGAAAGAATTTTCATGTAAAATTCTAGAGCCTTGAACTACATTGTGTTCTAAAATTTCAAACTGCAAAACTTGATTATTCTTAAGACTAGAATTTGAAGAACTGATTTGTGTATGTGTTGTTCCATTGAAATGCCAAATACCAGTACCCTGGAAAAGTTCACCATCACCCTTAGCGTAAAACACGTGTCCGTTTGGTCTAGATTGTATCGAAGTTACTGGGCCGTTTAAAGGATAATTCCAAAACTTTTCACCATTAAAAAAAGATAGACCAGAATCTGTTCCGATCCATAAATTTTCATTTTCATCAAAAGAAAGACAATAAATTTTATCCGAGATTATTCCGGAAGTATGTGTATTGTAAACTGAAGCTTGTTGAATATATTTTTCACCATTGGTTAATTCTATCGTAGATAAAACACCTTGTGGAATAACCATTAAGCCCTCTTCTGTACCAAGATAGTAGAAATAACCAGTTCCTTTATTTCCCTTAGTTCCTATTGAATATATGTGTGGCCAAGTGTAGCCAGTAGCAGTCTCTTTCCATTGATCAGTTTCTTTAAGATAATGAAATAATCTACCTCCAGTAACGCCAGCGATTCTGGTGTATGCAGAAGCTCCAGTTCCACCAACACCGTTCAAAGGAGTTGAGAAAGCAAAAATATCATCACCAAAAGGACAAGCATAGACTAACGAAATCTCCTGTGTTTGGTTGAATGATCCAAGATCAGAAAATCTCCACGACTTTCCTTCTGTAACGTTTTTAGTATTTACCCAGAAAACTGCAGTCTCGTTGAATCCTGCTGTTGGACCCTGTGCAACACCAACCCAAGCTTTATCCTCTGGATCTATAGAAATACTTCTAGTGTCCAAATAATAAGGAGATGCTTGTGGTACAGCGGAATTAGAACCGTTGTAATACTCCCAAGAGGTTCCGTTATATTTTCTAAGATCCTGACCACTTGCCCAGACAAAGAATTCTTGATCTAAAGAAATTTGATTTATGTATAGTGTACTATTTGGCATATTTCAATTTGAAATTATTTATTAAATCTTATGTGTTACCTTTAAATATAAAACCTCTAAAAGGCTGTTCTCCTGTGAATATTTCTTGATACGGATTTGAAACATATTCAGAATAAAATCCAAGCCAATTTCCGGAAGGATTTGAATTTCCTGCTACGGGGTATTGATCATAAGGGAAATTCCAAGATCCATGATTACCTTCTATTCTAACTCTAATTATTTTAAACGAAGAATTCAGTGCGTTAACTCTATCCTTTATGACAATTTTCATACCTTGGAAATAGTCACCAACATTTGTTGAGTAAGCATTAGGTTTATAACAGTAATCAGGGCTTGCAAAAGCTTCTATATTAGAAGAAAATCCAGCGGATGCTATAGCTGAGTTTATTAACGAGACATAACCACTTGCACCAGTAGTATCTTGTGCAAAAAATAGTGTCCCATCTGGACTATTACCGTTAGGATTTCCTCCATCACTGATTGTTAAACCAATCACATCGTCAGATCCTGAAGAATAGCCCGAAATCGTTCCGTCTACAGAATTCTCTATAGTTATTGTAAGTTTAACATCTCCACCAACTAAAGAAAATGCGGGTAAACATTGTAAACCGACATTACCACTTGCACCAGCTGCACCATCTAAATTTAATATCAAGGCGGCAGGTTGTAAAGAACTACCAGTTATTGAAACGGAGCTCTGAGAGGCATAATAAGCATCATTAAAGAACAAACTATTGAAATTAGAAATACCAACATCACTGAGTATCGTTGGATTTGATAGATTGTTACCTGCGTCACCAAAATAAAAAGTTGAATTGAAATAGGTACTTAAATCATTCGGAAACATATAGTTTCCAAGAGTATACCTACTTAACCCCTCCCAACCAGTGTAAGGAACACCAAGAACATCAAATGCGGTTTTAGACGCTACGAATTGAAGTGGTTCCAAAGATCCAGGTAGACCTCCTATGTTTGGGAAATCACTAGAACAAGACCAGAATTGAAGTCCTTCACCCTGAACACGAGATGAAAGATTTTCAACAGCATTTGGATAGTAAGGTTGGCCAACACGAAAAACCTGACCTCCTCCACCCATTCCTATGGCGACGGTATTGAAAACCGTATTTATAACTTGAAAATACTGTGTGGTTGGACTCGGAAAATTTCCTCCTTCTTGTAGAAAATTAAAAGTTTCTTTGTAGCCCGATTTTACCAAGTTTATCCCCGTTGAGGCACTTGTGCTGTTTCCTATAACCGAAAAATATGTTACAGAGGCCGTGGTAGGAAAAACCGAATAAGCCGCTCCTAATTCAGAGCCGGTGATTGAAAGCCAGCTATCAATTTTTAAAGATTGAGTTTGAGAGGTAGCACCAGTAAATCCACCAGTTCCAGGCAAGCTCCATGAATAAAATGACAACTTTCCAGTTGGTCCCGAAACGGTGTACGTTACATTCTCACTGAGCGTAGCAAAGAGATTTGTCGATAACGTAATCGACGAAAGATTTTCAGGGGTAACGTAGATTGCATTATTCTCTGTTTTTGTTGAGTAAATAGAAAAAGCATCTTCTACGTATAAACTAACATTGTATCCTGAAGAATTCGGTGCCAAATACCTGATTATGGGGTTTTGGAATCCACTTCCTGTTGGACTTCCACCTGGAAAGTACCAATCCCAAAGGACCGGAGGTCCACCCTGAGTTGCGTCTTGAAAAAAGATATAATCACCCTGTTCTATTTGCTGAGCCATTCACAAAGATTAGTTTGAATTTATATATCCAGACCAATTAACCTAGACCAAAGAGCGTTTTTCCTTGGCATACAGAATGGCTTGAACATAGTTATATGTATTGTGATTAGGGTCTATTGTAGAAAGATCGTGATCGAAAGGTGATTTATCTATAAATTCTCCTTTATAGAAAACCTTTCCATCCTGATTGTTAACCACACCTGCATTGTGATAAATCTTGTGTTTGTGCCATTCATCTTGACCGTAGGTAGATCCCCAACTAAAGCTCAGTTCATCAGAGATCCTAATTTGTGAACCCCTTTTGAGTCCACACCAAAAGACTGCCCACATATCGGCACACCATTTCTGGATGGGATTATAGGTTTGCATTTGTTCTTCTGTTAGTGTAAGTCTTTCCTCCTCCTCTCTTTCCTGCATATACTTATACAGATCAAGAGAAACAAATTTAACGTCTCTCCAGAAAAGGTGGTCTATTCCCTTCATAAGATATTGGGCTCCGCCAGAATTTGCTTCATTCTCTTCAACAATTTCTTTAGAAACTCCTGCTATACTGCACATGGTATTGAACAGCTCTTCTGATTTACTTTTTATATAGTTGGCACCAATATAAGAAACGGTATCAGAGAAATACCAATTTTCATCAGACAAAAGCTTATTGAAATCTGGAAGTTCTCTAAAGATTATATCGGAATCGTGATAAAAAATTGGCTCATTAGACAGCTCAGGAAATCTTTGAAAATGCTGTTCGAGAATATCAGGTCTCAGGATCGGAATATAGCCGTAATTATCGCAAGGGGTCTTTCTATAGAAAAAGAATCTTACATAAGGATATTTGGACGCTAATCCAATTCCCTCTGTTGATGGATTTTCATCATAAGCAAATAGGATTTCAATCCAATTTGGATTCACCCCATTCTTCATTAAATTATGGATTAAAACCTCAACTTGCCAGTGGAAATACGGCACATCTGGTTGTGCGCATATAAAGGTCATTTTTCTATTAATCATCGGAATCTTCAATTATTACTTTTTATTGAAAAGTGAAGATTAAGTTCCCAACGTAGATTATTCTATATTAAGGACAAACGAGCTTTTGATTATAAGGAGCAGTTATATCAAAACAGAAGGTTTGACCGGAAGGAACAAGAACCAGCTTTATTGAAGTTGAGAATCCAAAGTAATCAGAAGTAAATGAGCCGACACTACCTATAAGAATATTTCCATCATATACATCAACTGAGCTTGAATAATTATTATAGATTTCAGTGTATCCACCTCCAATATCAACTAGATCAAAATCAACACCACTTACTTGGATTTGATATGAAGTAGACGTTGAAAGATTACCAGAGAATCCAAACGTTCTAGTTGTTCCGCTTTCAGATGAAGTCATCGTATAGATTGTTCCTGAAGGATATGCGGTCAATAGACCTGTAACCTTAGATGGAGCACTGTTAAATGTAATAGGAACGGATAAACTAGTTGTCGAAGCAAAATAAGCACTAAATGTAGCTTGACCACCAGGTGTTAAAGAACTACCGCTAGCTAATGTAGTAGAAAACGGCTGGGTTTGATTTACCGAATACGTTGACATTACGATAGTTCCGAAGTTCTTAAGCTTTCCTGTTCCAGGAGCCAATGTAGTCGTAGTCGTTGTACTAGATGTTGTCGTAGAAGTAGACGTGGTTGTGGTTGTTGTTAATGTCGTTGTAGTGATAGCAACGTTCATCTGTGTTATACCAACAAGATTAACTCCACTCCAAACAACATTTCTAAGATTACCAGATCCTGTAATACTTCCGTTATAAGTTGCTCCACCAGGGAAGGTTGTAATCACCGCAGTTACTGAGCTAGGAGCTTTCTGGAATGCTAACATAGTCGAAGGAGATGTTGCAGAACTGGAAGCAAGAATAACTCCATTATTTCCAAAAACAGGAGTAAATGTAACTGTACCCGGAGATAAATTAGTTCCGGTTAAATAAGTCGCTGTAAATGGAGAGGTCTGGGCAAATCCATAAGAAGTTAAAATATTAGAAACCCCTATTGAATTATACGTAAACGATCCACCGGCTAGAGTCGTAGTAGTACTAGTCGAAGTTGACGTAGTCGAGGTCGACGTCGATGTAGTCGAGGTCGAAGTTGACGTCGAAGAAGTACTTGTTGTTGAAGTAGAAGTCGATGTCGAAGTTGTCGTAGTACTTGTAGGTGGAGATGTTGTAGTCGAAGTAGTCGAAGTTGACGTCGAAGTACTGGTTGTATTAGTCGTAGTCGGTAAAATAACAGTTCCACCGTAATAAGTAAAGTTAGCAACCAATATGCCACTACCACCCAACTGTGAAATAGCAGGAGCATAACTTGAAACAGGAACTAACGTGTTCTGTATCTCCAAATTTATAGGCGGAGAGTTAACAGGTAAAGGTCCGCTTTCATTTGGTATTGGTCTATAATAAAAATTGGTTACGTTAGGATCTGACGCTGCATTAAGCTGATCTGCCAATTCTTGAACAGTTAAACTAGAAACCCCAGGCTGAATTGTTATTCCAATAGGGAACGGGAAAAATTCATTACCTGTACTAACCTTCACAAAATCACCAGGTTGAAGATTATGTAATTCATATCCACCTAACCAGTCATTTGTATATTCGAAATCGAACCATGTATGTGCATAGGCATTCTCCCAAGAATTGTCGGTTAGTACATTCCAATTAAGATTTTTAGTACCCCAGTATTTTAGATTAGCATTAGGATATTCTTCACTAGATTCGCTCCAATAAACATAATTAGATCCAGAGTTTTGTCCACCAGTTAATCCAGTACTCGCAGAAACGACGCTCAGTGATCCAGTTAATTCGTATGTGAGTCCTATTCCATTTTGTTGTGCACCAAGTTCGTCTGGTGCAGCAATCAATAACGTCACTGGATCGGTGTTAGGAACCACGCAAGAAGCAAAGTAATCAGGATATGTTCTTAGAGAATTTACAGATGAAACGATCGAATTTACAGTCGTATATAAATTATCTCCGGCCTCAGCAGATCCAATTAATCTTCCTCCAACGTAAACTTTTATAGATCCAGAAGGAGTTAAATATTGATTAGTAAAGAAAGATGTATCAACAGCAAGTCTGGTTGGAGGTGTTAAAATATAAACGTTGTTCCACGATGGATCTATTGTAATAGGTATAATGAACTCATTAGTAACACCATCTTCTACAGTAATTGTCCATCTTCCAGCAATCTGTGGAATAGTATTAAAGATTGTTACTTCCTGACCTGTAACTAAATTATGCGGAGTTGAGGTATAAACTTTAGCAAAAGCATACTGTCCAGGAATTATTAGATCGGACGAAATCTCAGAAATTGTATACTGTGATTGTGTGAATGATATAAATCCTGTCGCTCCGATAGGATCGGAATTAACTTTAACAAACACATCTTGACCTTCCTCTGATTTGTTTCCGTATGAAGCAAAATCAAGAATCTCACTAGGAATAACTTTAGTAAGCTCATTTATGGTTTCTCCCTCAGCAGGATACTCCCAAATTGAATTATAGTCAGACCAAGATCTAATAACATTTCTCCATTCATAATCTTCAACCTCTCTAAATCTGGTCCAAGCATCTATGTCTATCGTTTTTGGATTAACAACAATAGCTTGATTCTTTATAATAACGGTTTTAGCGTTAAAGGCATCATAGACGTTACAAGTGACTTGATAAACTCCAGTGTATGGTACAAAGTGGGCTAATTTATAAAAGTCCGTTACAGGACCTCTAAATTGGAAATTATAAGGAGATCCTTCCTGAGTAGCAGATTTATTTATTATCCATTCAATCTCGACTAAATTTGAGAAATCAATATTCTTCCAGGTTAGAAGAGCATAATTCTGTATTGATGAAAAGAGATCTGATTCATCAACAGTAACCGATGAAGAATTATCAAGAAGGACTGTATAAACCCCAGTTGAGTAGCTAACAGCTGTTACGGTTCCGAATATTCCACTGGACTTTTGTTGAACCCTATCTCCGATTTTAAACACAGGGATTAATAACGCAGACCAATCGATATTCAATTCGTCCCAGGTCCAAACATCTGTTATCAATTCCAATATAATAGGCATTCCAACTGGAACCTTATAAGGTTCTCCCGTGGTTGGATCGATAAAAGAAGGTGGATCGTATTTGCCGTCACCAAGTTCAACAATTGATCCCTGCTGTTTCAGTTCATAAAAATTACTTATTGCAGTTAACAGTGATTCATTCTGAGCTGCTGTAAATATTTGTTGATTAGACAGAGGATTTGTAACGTTTCCTAAATCAGATAATTCAGCAGGTAAAATCTGAATAGATCCAGTTAAAAGTGTTTTATTTTTGGATGAATAATAATAAACAGGTGAAGTTTGTAAAGGATTTACATACCAAATTAAATTTGGTCCTCCTGATGTTGCACAGTTATTCTCAACTCCAATTGGATCTACTTGATTTAAAGAAGGGTCAGTGGTTAAGAAAAAATCAAAACCATTTGTCAGAAAACTAAAATCATAAGTTTTTCCAGCAGTTACAGCCAAAGTTGGATTTGGACCAGTTGCAGGTATACCAGAGAAAAAGAAAGCTGTTCCAGTTCCTCCTGCGACAGCAGCTTCGATAGAAAATGTGTCATAATAGTTACTAGGGGTTTGTATACCTAAACTAGAAGGTCTAATTTCAAAATTTCTTAAATCCTCAAGGAAACCAAAATCTGGATTGGATCTAATTTCAGCATAGATACCTGATTCAAATTCAGGTCTTTCCATAACATCAGTCCAAGCTTTAGTGTTATAGACGTTAAAATAAATACCTTCACCGGTAATATCAACTATTCTAGCGTTAAGAGGTAAATAATCTCTCTTCAATCTTTCTTTTAGAGCAAAGAGTTTGATTAATACTTCTTCTTGGGTAAACTGAAAAGCATCAGCAACTTCTGGATATCCATAATCACCTTCGATTCCTGTAGGTTTGTTTAAATCGTAATAAAGGCCAAATAGAGAGGTCTTCTTATAAGTTTTACTAGGTAAAAGTGTATCTTCTCCGGAAACATTCAATACATAGTTTCCATTTTTATCTGGACCATATGTTTGAACCATCTTATATTTTCCAGAATTCGGATTATCTAGAACATCACCAATTTGATATGATTGACTATATCCTGTTGACTGTTGTCTTTTAATCTGATTTAAAAACTGTGAGTTTTGCTGAAGCGGTGATTCTAACTTTGAACTTTGATACTTTAGGTTCAACCAATATTCTTTGATTCTCAGATCCTGATAGCCAAAGAATTTTATAGCATTAACTAATCCTTTATAACTTCCTGCATACGGGAATATCTCTTCACCAGATAATAAGAGCTCTTTTCTTTTTTGGTTAATCTCTATGTAGTTAGGGAGAGGTTCTGAAGGATCATGATCTCTAAGAATTACAGAATCACTAGGATAGAAAGCTCTTCCTATGTTTTGAAGCATAACCTGAAATCTCTCATCCTCGCCTATAATTTCTCCGTAAAAATCTATCTCAGCTACTTTTATAGGATTTGTTGCTCCACCGCTAATATCTTCTATGATTAATTTTCTTTCGTAAATATCTGCAGCCAGATCTGTTGCATTCAAAGCAACATTGATGCTCAATGATTCGGAATTTAGGGTTAACGTTTCAACATATCCACCAGATGTGAGAGAATCTGAAGGAGAAACGTCAATCGGATGCACCACATTTGGATATGATATAATAAGAGGATAACCATCACCGCCTGAAAGATCTTCGTGAATTTTATAAGTAAAAATTATCTCTGAAACGTCTACGTTACCGTAGTTATCATTAAACCATCTTGTTCTCCATTTACCTGCTGTAGCACCAGTAACTCCAGTGTGTGGTAGTCCATAATATTTAGTACCAACAACATCAAAATTTTGTACTACGAATATTTGCTGATTTTCATAGAGTCCAGAAGAAACAGGATCGAAATAGATATTACCCTTCCAATAACCACCAGGTCTATATTTATAAGAGGTCGTAAAGAATATTTGATTATCTAAACTAATAAGTCTTTGTCCTTGGATACTTCCATCAAAGAAATTAACAGTGAAAAAAGAAGTGTTGTCCGTTATAGAAGAGATTTTTCCAGAGAACTGATTTTGTCCTGCTACTCTTCCATTAAGAAAAACCTCAGCACCATTTAAAAGGAAATAATTAACTTCATCAACCCAAGACTTAATGTGAAAGTTATTGTAATCGGTATAGTTAAAATCAATGTACCCAGGATCTGTGTCAAACTGACTAACAGAAGAATAACCTGAAGCTGAAGCAGTTGCACCTGTGAAAAAGGTAAATCTTGAATCAAGTTCAGTCGGACCGGTTGGTCCAATATAATCAAAGTTTAATGGACTTCCAGTTTTATCGAAAAATTCGAGCCTTCTATAAAAAAAATTAGACATATCTTAAAATACTCTTCTGTTGTTCTTTTTTACTGTGTAGTTGAAGTAATTCTTTATTTGCTTAGTAGTTTCAACAAGACCAAAAACAACTCTATTGAAATAGTGTAAGATACCAGCCTTAATAGGATCACGATAAATTACATTTGATAAACTTCTCTCTAGAATCTGATTTTTATAATCAAATCCATTGTAAAGATTATCATTTATGCTATCTCTCACATCGTAAACATTCTCCGTTGGATCAAAGTCATAATATCTTCTATCAACAGGAATTTTGGGCATTAACTTCATTATGCTTTTATAAGCCTCAACGTCAGAACAAGGTGAATATTTATAATCACCCTGTGAGCTAACCAACACTCTTCTGTAACCAGAGCATCCAATATTTTCTGCTCTGTCTAAAGCCAAAGCTTCAGTATCGTAAACATCACCAGCCTTATAAAAGGTAGTGTTGTTAGTTCTAGGTTTTATACCAGAAACAGTGTAACTTATTCCACTTTCTGGTGCGGGAAAAAACGGTGAATAATTTTCCATTATACTGATGATGATACCATTATTTGTCTTTTCAAGTCTTTATTGAGACCTGCATTATATCCCTTCTGAACAAAGTTAGAAATACTAATGTTCAACGGACCTGGTTTTCCAGGAGTAATTGACTCCTCATATCTAACGCCATTTCTGTCTGTCCATCCACCTCTTAGAACTACTAATTCATTTCTTCCTATGATAATGTCACCAAATTGATTAAATCCAATCTGCTGATCTAATTGGGCTTGAGATACGTTTGTTAACGATTTTAATAGAATCTGATTTGCCTCATTCTTTTGTCCTACAAAGAAGAAAGAAACAGAGTCAACACCTTCTACTGATTCGATTATAGCTATCATGTCAGATTTAGGTATAAAATCTCTTCTCTTCAGATTCAGCATATAATCAGAAATTTTATTTCTTATCTCCTGTCTGATTGTTTCCGGATCAAATCCTTCAAACATTGTGATAACCACGTTAGCGACATATCTTGTTACAACAGGCTCTACTATTTTAACTACTGTAGTGGCTATCATTGATCCTGAGTCTTCAATTAGATTAAGAATACTCGCTCTTTGTTGTCTAGTGAGAAGGAAGTTTGAAACTGGAATACTGAAATAGTCTTCATTCGATCCTATATTCAGCGTAATGTCAGGAACTAGATATAAGTAGATCACATTGTCATCGTCTAAATAATCATCATCGAAAGTTGAAAATGCTTGAACCTGTGAAAATATACCAAGCTTATTCAAGAAGATCTCATAGTTTGTTGCATTGGCAAAAACGAAGGATCTTGACGTTTTAGGTGCAACCAATCTTACAAGACTAAGTGGTTCTGGATCAGTACCGAACGAAGGATCTATTGCATTGGTGATGTTAATGTAGTTGTTCAGATCAACCTCACTACCAAATAAATCAGTACCAGTTGAAACGAATTTGTATGTCAAAGGAGTGTCTTTTGTCGATGCTGCATTTCCAGATTGTCCAGAAGTCTGAAGATATTCTATTCTTATTCTAGATCCTCTTTGGGGAACCATACCAAAATTAGAATTTCCGAAATAAACATCAAGGCCTTCTTGAATTCCTGTTCTAACTATGAAGCCCTTTCCGTTAAGCGGAATGTCGTATAAGGAATCATATCTCTCCCACTTTTCTTCATTCACGTAAGCATCAACATAAAATTGATCTAGAAAAGATCCACTGGCTGAAGGTAAATTAAAACTCTGTAAAGCTGAACCATTTCCTGTTACAATTGCACTTGTAAAATTTCCTTGAGCAATTTTAACTCTCAAAGGAGTAGAGCTAGAAGATAAAGGTATAGTTACTCTAGTTGAGCCGAATATAAGAGAATAAACCTTTCCATTCTGATCACATCTAATTTGGGCTTTATTGTTAATTATAACTGCACCGCCACCAACATCAGATTCTCTTCTGTTCCAAGAGATGTTAACTTCACCCTGAGCTGTTGAAGCTCTCCCTGGATCATATCCAGCTATTCTAGCTAAACTTCTAACCGATGAATCTCTAGTAGCTTGTTCAATGTCTAACTCAGTAATAGAATCCTCAATGAAATAAAGAATCATTTGTGAGAGGTTCTGTAGAACGAAAAGGATCTGTCCCCAGGCCGATGCTACTGTGAACACAGCAGCCGTTTGATTATAAGTTTGTTGTAAAAAAACGAAGGTATCGTTTAACAACCCATTGATTAAAATGTTATTCTTCTTAAAAATATTCATCTTCTTAAATTAAGTTATTCTCAAGGTTACAACCGGACTTAATCCACCGTTTGAAGGGATTGCGAAGTCGAGGGTTGCTATATCTCTTTGCTTTCCTGCGAAAAATTTCAACGTATAACTGCCACCTAATTTAGAGAAGAGGGGAACATAGGATTTAAGAAATAAATCCAATTCCTTTCTAATACTGTTCTCTGAAAGTTCAAGGTTGAAAATTAGGTCTTCTAGGTTTAATCCAAATTTAGGATCACCCATTACCTCTCCTTTATTGGTTAAAAGAAGCATTTTTAGTTGACCTATACAAATCTCAACAGGATCTGTAGTCTCAATCTGAAATGGATTGTAGTTCGGGTCAAGTGGGTCTCTGTTATAAATCTCTCTCATAAAAGCTTATGTTATTATATATCGACTTTTCTAAAGAGTGATAAAGCACAAAAAACCCCCAAATGTTGGGGGTTTGAATTGGAAATCTCTTAATTCCACTGTAAAAAGTAGCTTGGCGTATTCTCTCCGTTTATCATATCCATTACTTCTTGGAGTTCAGCCTCACCTGTAGATCTAATATCTGCGCTGTTGATCTGAACACCTCCTGGTAAATTGTAAGTGAAAACAGAAAGCATATTTGCTAAGGCAATTTTAGATTTGGCTATACAATATCTAATGAAAAGCTCATCTGCAAAAAGATCGTCATCGTTTAGAGCAACAAAGCACCTAATAGATACGTCGGTACCACCGACACCAAAACCTTGGGCCAATTGTGCTTGTCCTTTACCAGACCTGCCTGGATCTCTTCCTAATATGGTTAATTTCTTGCTGTTTTTATTCCATTTGAAAGCGAAACTATTTAAAAGATAAGCTTTAGCCAAATCGAAATAAGAGTACATTACTGTTCTGTACACAAGGTTATCACCAACAAATGGTGAAAGTAGAAGTTCAGAACCAAGCAATTTAGAATCACTAAAATCTCTATCAGGGTTACCTGAAATACCATAACCACCAACTTCTCTGACATCAAAAACACTAACTATAGAATCTGGGAGTCTAATCTGTCTGGTCTGTTTAAATTCAGGATGTTGAAAAATCTGATTGGCAAGGATAAAGATTCTCTCCTCGACAGCATATTGATAGTTATCCAAAAACCAAGCTCTAGCTCTTTTAATTATCCTTTTTACCTCATCTTGATTAAGATTATACGGTAAAGCACAGCTAAAAGATAAAGCGTCTTCTATTTCTTGGATTAGTTCTTGTTCAGTCATTTTTGGGATCTTATTTTAGAAATTCATGTTTCCGAACTTCGGAGCATTGTATTTATCGTTGAGATCCTTTAATCTGCTATCAGTAACGAATCTTTGTTTTCTAAAATCTTCCCAGCCTTTAACTTTTAAGGTCTCTTTGCTAATTTCAGCTAGTTCACCAACATTTCCGGCTCTAAATACCCCACCAATGATCTTGCAATTAATATTTTTACCCTCACAGTCAATAAAACTATCATCCACCTCGTTTTTAAATTCAAGAATCGTGTCCTTGATTTTAGAGGATTTAATGACGTTGTCTGAAACAACGTTACAGTTTTCTAGGGAGGATTTCTTAATAGTAGAGCTATAGATGTTGCAATTTTTGACTATTCCATTTTTAATGTCACAAGCGATAAGATCCAAATCTTCAAGAATGAAAGCTTCTCTGCTTCTGGCATCCTTCAATTGGTATCTTCCTGTTGTTGTATCGTAATTGAAATATCCAGATTTGACGTTTCCTTCCACTATAATATCAAAGATCTTATCTCTGATGACTGGGAAGTAAGTTTTTATATTCTCGTCCCATCCCTTTAAATCTATGAAAATATGAAAATCTGGATAGTTTCTGAAAAAGAAATCAGGATTGCTAAAAGATCTTACCACTTTAGAATACTGGTTCATCAGCTCCTGGAGTTTTCTTAAATCCTCCTTGGTGTAACCAGATATACGGTGACTTAAAAGATCATAGAGATAAAGTATAACATAATCGATAATCTCTCTAATATCTTTAACCTTTTTTTGGTAATCTCTGTTTCCTAAATATCTAAATTCAAGATAGCCTTTAGGAGCTTTTGTGAAATTGACTCCATAATATTTGTCTTCGGGAATCTTGAACATCTTAGGATCAATTGTGGTTAGGTTTTCAACTACAGAAAATCTATTCCTCGGAACCACTCTCTTTACAGACTTTGCATAAACATTCTTGTTTCTGTTTCCAAACTTAGAATAAATGAGACCCTCATCGAGTCCTAATATGAACTTAAGTCTATCTAGATTCTCTATACGATCCTTGACATCTCTTCTGAATTTATCAAAACTCACAGAAAATTGGAATGCACATCTATCATTAGTCCATCCATTCTCGTCAATCCAATTTAAGGTTTTGATTAAAATAGGCAGAGCCTCATTATAAGGAAGAGGTCCTGTGATGAATTCCATCATATTACCACCTCCCGAATAATCAGGCTCTAGTTTGAAATTATTAGCGTCTACCGGTACCTTAGAGTGATATTTTTCGGATACCTGTACTTTTTTATTTAGAAGCTTAGAAAGTGAATCTGCCACTTTGCCTTTAAGCATATTGGTGTAGAATTCAAATTCAAATCCTATAATCGAAGAACCAAGTGCATGTAGCTTATCAAAATGATTTCTATTCTCAGTCATTTAATGTTCGAGCGTAAATTTTTCCGCTAGAGGCTTCAACTTCGTAAACCACTACTAGCAGATCATCCCCAGGCTTAAGATGCTTGACATTTTTGCCGATTTTATCCTGAGGGACTAGAGCCATTAAACCGAAATCGGTAAGCTCCACTAAAATCCCATTTTTTCTTCTGTGCTTGATTTTAGCTTCTTGTGGTTCGATTGAACCGTCTTTTATCTGATTATCCAAATCGTGGATGATCACATTTCTTTCCAGAGGTTTTTCTAGAGTTAAAGTTAATCTGTTATTATCCTTAATCTCTTTAACGTAGAATTCTATTTCGTCTCCTGGATTTATAGAAGTGATTTCAGCTTCTTCTAGGAATTCTGTTTTATGGATTAATCCAGTGTAAACCTCTTCCCATTCTACGAATACACCAAATTCGCTTGTACCTGTAACAAAACCTTTGTATTTCTTGGTTAAATCCAATTCTTGTATTTTGGACTCCATGATTTTGTTTAAGTACTTTTTGTAAGAAACGATGAAAATGTCTTTTGCTTCCACGTAACCTTCGATCATAACGTGGATTTCCTTACCTAAATAAGATTCGAAGTCTGTGATTCTGTTTGCGGCTGCTAATGATCCAGGTAAGAAACACTTGATTCCAGACAGGTCTACGATATAACCACCTTTATTGATGCTTTCTACCTTAACTCTGTATGCGCTTGATTCTTTCTTGATTTGATCGAATAGTTCCAACCTTAAACTGTGGATGTAGTATTCGATTACAGATCCATAATAGTTAGAACCAGAAACTCTGATTCTGGCTTGAACAGTATCTCCTATATTGAAAGAAAGACCAGAAATGTTTAATTTCTCTGCGTCCTTCAATTCTTTCTTTAAATCGATGTAAATAGTTTGTCCTGTATTGGTTTGTGCTAAAGCCTCATTTTCTTTTAGTACAACAATTTTACAAGGGTAAACCATACCTTCTACTAAGTCCTTAGCATAGTCATCTATCTGAGGTGATCCAGAAAAGTATTGGTTGTAAGAATCCAAAAGAGCTTGTGCATAAGGTTCGTGACAGTACACTTTAAACCCATTAGGTACCCTTTTTAGTTTCTTGTTAGGTTTGACACCATTTTGGATATCCCAGTTAAAATCGTTTGAATTTGGTTCGTTTTCGTTTAGAAAATAAGTCATATTTTTTTAATTTAAGAAGTTAAACAATCTTAGTATATATCCACCAATAAGTTCCTTATCTTTGGTGGGTTTTTTAAAAAACAAGTGGAACAAATCCGATCATTGGAGCAGGTCCTCCTGGAGTAGGTACACCGCCATTGTATAAGAACTTGAGTTCAAGTAAGTGTTTTTGAAAAGAGAAGGCCAAAGAGCTTGCAACTATTTTTCCAGTTTTTTGATTTTTAAAACTCTTACCATCATTAAAAGCTCTTCTTAAATTATCAGACAAAGTCTTAATCGAGCCATAATAAATGCCGACGTAAAATCCATTATTAGGAGGAAGTATTGTACACGGTGGAACAGGAGGCGAAGCTGAAAGAGGCTGTGCCAGACAAGATTGCCAGTATCTAATAACCCCATCTGCCATTATTTGGTAAGGATCATTTTCATTCAGTGTGTCGCCTGTTTTTCTTTCTTTCTCAATCAGAAAATTAATATACCTTTGTTTAAGTGCTAGGTAAGATGTAGATTCACTATTATACTTGGTTATCTTATATCCAGTTATTCTGTCGATAAGACCTTTTATTAGTTCTCTTTTAGTATATTGATCGTTAGATCTAAGATAATCAGAACTTAAAATAAACGAATTTTCTGTTTTTATATTTCCGGTATTACCATTAAGAAAACTCTGGAGTGATCCTGAATAGAGAACATTTTCGCTTAAAGAAGCTGCATTAACTTGTGTATCTATTTCCCCCCGTGTGAGTCTAATCTGTGTGTTTCCTGTTCCAAATTGGTTCGGTACCGTTTTAGAAGCTCCTGCTTCATAAAGAATTTTAGAAAATAAATTTGTATCAAATTGTGGATCATACGTAAATCTTGTAATAAATTGGGCGGTCACAAACGATGGAATTCTTGTAGGATCCGATGAGTTGGTTTCCTGTAATATCTTTCTTGATAGATTCAAGTCTCTTACGTTCAGAAAATCCGAGACAGTCAGTTTTTTCTGTATAGTGTTTGGATCGACTATTCTTTGAACAGTTCCTTTCGGTGTTTGGACTGAAACTCTATAGATCAAACTACCTGCACCAGAAAAGTTTCTCGATTGAGTAATTGAAACTATTTTACCTCTTACAAGTTCTCCGCTTTTAGATCTTGCAGAAGTGTTTTCTGTTCCGTTTGGTAAAAGGTCGTATAAAACAACAGCCTGAACCTCGTCACCAACTTTAATTTCAGTCTGTCCAATACCTTGTGTTAACTCGATAATTTTGTCATAAACCTTAGTTGCAAATCCAGCAAGTTGATCTTGCTGTAATTTTAGAGAGTATATCCATTGTAAGTAATCCGAAGTCCCGTCAAATCTATTAATTATCCTTCTAGCTACTTCAGTAGCTTGCTGGTCTTCAGTTGCAGGAAAATTTGGAAACTGTGAGAAGAAAGAAGAGTAAACGAAATCGGGAATAGTTGTAGCATTTGCTTCTGTCCAAGCCAAAAATTCTAAATCAAATTTATCTAACTCTTCGTCTAATTTTTGAGGTGTTGGTTCTTGTCTGAGGTCCTGGTATTTTGGATCCTTCTGCTTATCTTCTAGAGTGGGTGTTTTTTCTGTTTCCAACATCTTAAAAGCCTTAGAAAAAGAACCTTTAAGAATTTCTTGACTCCCCTGTTGATGCGTGTTTCCATAAGGGGATTGAGCTTTACCTACAGTGGCAGTTGTATATTGCTGTGCTAAGTATGTTGCAAAATCATCAACATCTCCTAGTTCAGGATCATAAGAAGCCTGGATGGTTTGTCCATCAAGCTTATTCGAAACATTTGATATAAATGTGGTCCAATCTGCAGGCATATTATTTGGTTTTTGAAACTTGACTCAAATGACCAAGATCGGTCATCGGTTCGACAGGAACACCGGAAGGGCCAACACCGGTTGGATGTGTGTGCCTATTGAAAAGAGCAAGAAATTTCTCACCAAGAATAAGCTTATCTGTCGCCTTTTCTCCCAATTCAATATTTTCAGAGTTTATGATGACCTTTTGTTTGGTGCCTTGCTTTTCCATTCTAATCTCGTCGTCATTCATCTTGATCTTAATTCTGAGTTTTTCTTTGTCTGTTCCTGCATTTTGGGTATCAAGCTGAATAGAAGCGTCACCCAATTGAAAGACTAGTCCATTCTTCCTCGTATAAATCATTTTAAGCGTCCCTGGCTGAGCTTCAGTATCATAGATTATTGATTGAGCACCTTCATAAGAATTTTCTTGTTTAAGCTCTTCTATTAACGAAGAAGAAATCTCTTTTATATAGTGATAGCTTATCTTATAGTAATTGTGGTCTTCAAAGTGAACGGCAACAACCGTTCCTATTCTAGGTATGGAAATGTTTCCGCTACCGAAATTTCCGCCAAAAGATAAACCAGAAATCTGTTCAGCCCAGGGAAGATCTTCAGTTGGAATGCCATCGAAGAATCCAAACACATTAATCTTAGCTCTACCCTGGTAAAGCGGATCTTTATTATCTACTACTTGTCCCAAATAGGTTTTTTCACTTGGCATAATTAGTCAAATTGAGTTTGATCAGGGTTGTTTTGGCCTAAGCTAATATTATACTTATCTGCGGGTTTTAGATTTCCTAAATTGAGTTGTTTTTCAACTATAAAATCTCCAGTTGTTTGAGGATATGCTTTTCCAATATCACCAATCGGCTGTCTCGAAACAGGTTTGGGTGCAGAATAAACAGGAGAAGGCTTACTGTCAAAAGTATTAGACTGATCTCTTAGCTCTCCGTTAAAAGAAACTTTGGTTGAATCAGCATAAACCTTCTGAGAAGAAATATTAGAAGGACTCGAAGGAACAAAATCAGGATAAACTTTGCTTTCATTCAAAGAACTAGGAGGTACTGGATCAGGGTAAACCTTTCCTTGTGGCTGGTTGTAAGTTCTGTCAGGAACACCCAAATCCGGACCAGGTACGCTGGAATATACATCGCCACCGGGTGCAGGATAGACCCTATCAGGTACACCAAGGTCTCGTCCAGGAACATCTGCATACACATCGCCAGTTGGTTTAGGATATACTCTACCGGGAACACCCAGATCTGGACCAGGTACATCCGCATAAACGTCACCAGTTGGCTTAGGATACACCCTATCAGGAACACCTAAATCTGGTCCGGGAACATCTGCATAAACGTCACCAGTTGGCTTAGGGTAAACTCTACCAGGTACACCTAAATCTGGACCCGGAACATCTGCATAAACGTCTCCAGTCGGTTTAGCATAAACTCTATCAGGTACACCGAGGTCTCGTCCTGGTACGTCCGCATACACATCACCAGAAGGTTTAGCGTAAACCCTATCGGGTACACCTAAATCCTTTCCAGGAACGTTTGCATAGGCGTCACCAGAAGGCTTAGGATAAACTCTACCTGGAACACCAAGATCTGCACCTGGGACTTTTGTATAAGCGTCACCGGAAGGAGGTGTATAAACTCTTTCTGGAGGACCACCTAGACCATTAGTTTGTGGATTTGGTAATTTAGTCTCGGTTATTCCTGGTGTAATGTTTCCAAGCTGATTGAAGAAATCCTGGGCATTATTATATGTCAGTCTGCCCAAAACCTTGCCGGGGTCGAAACTATAAACGTTTCCTAGTGCTAATTTATCAGCACCGGCAATAGCTGGGAGAACATAATTAGAAATACCTTCATTGATAAGATCGTTGAGTGAATTGCTTACGAAGTTAGTTAATAGCTCTTCTCCTATAGATAGAATATCATTAGTATCCCGAGGAGCCTTTTGTACTGAGGATCTAGCAGAATCCCAACCATCAGCCAATACGAGTGGTTTGCCATCCTGTCTGATATTTGGATATTGACTTTTCTTTCTAACCCTTCCAACCAAAACTCTAAAACTCTGTCCTGCTGGGGTTGCTGTGTCCACACCAACATTCATCGAAGAAGTTAACGGGGTGCTTTCACTGAAATCAAATTCACAATTTCTGCACTCATATACCAACATTGGTTTTATGCCGGACTGATCTTGTTGATTGCTGAATATAGCAGCATCATTGTCGGCACCTGAATTATTGAAAACGTTGCCAACAAAAGAAGATAAAGGACCTCCACCACCTGATATTGCTTGGCCAAATTCTTGGCCTAGTTGATTTGCTATTCCTGTAGCTGCTCCTAAATTACTTCCTGGATTGTTTCCTGCTCCGAGAAGATCTGATAAATTATTCAGAGAAGTTAAAGCTGCTGATGATCCAATCAATCTTGAGGTCTTGAAGAAGTTTCTAATCTCCTGTACAAAAATGTACATGGTGAATCTTCTTAAGTTTCTAGGCAAAAGCTCTCTCATATTATCATAATCAAAAGTTGCCTGATTATAAAGATCTGCCAAAGCAGTCATTCTCAAATTAAGAGATTCTAGAGTGTTGAATGTTAAAACTTTGTTTGCGGTTCTCTGTGGATTAAATGATTTAGATTCTGCCGTTGGAAATCCAGGTCTTTCAACTCTTTCCAATTCATCTAATCCTTCTATCGATTGAAAAAACCAAGGTGAATTAGTTACTAAATCGTTTAACTGGTTTCTAAATTGGATCAGCATATCTGCTCTTTTTCCTCCACCTCTCGGAAACTCTGACTCTCTTTGTCTAAGATATCCTGCGGCAGAATAATAAGCGATGTTACCTTCAGGTTGTGTTCTGTAAGAGTACATCGGCTGTGCAAATGGATTTAGAGGAAAAAATTGCTGATCGTTATAGTTGTCTATCCTAAATAGAGGACTAGGTGGAAGTCCATCGTCAGCCCTCACGGGTAAAACCCCAAAATCAAAGATCACTTTAAAACCCAGATAGGTTGGATCTTCATATTTACCCTGATTGGAAAGTTTAAATCCTTTTAGAAATAAACTCCTTTGTTTATCTGATGCAAACAATTTTTAGAATTCTTATTTTTATTATGTATCCGACCTTTTATAATTGTCTATTTTTAATCGAGATTGGATAAGCCTTAGGAATAGAACCAGAACTATTGAGATACCATGTTCTTTTGGCTAAAGTGAGATATTGCTTCATACCAGCTTGGCCAAACCCCCAAGTGACATTCATAGCCATTACAACATAATTTCCAGATAGAAAAATATCTTTAACTGGCTGCATTGCCTCATTAGGTTTAGAGTCTGATGTGCTTCCTGAATTTTGTCTTCTCATTCCCTCGGTAAAAACATAAATAGCAACGGGAATAACCATACCGCGATAAATTCCAGGGAAATAGTTATCCAATTCAACTTCAAGAGTTAATTTAGTACAGTCGTTTATATTAATAAGGTTTTGTTGTTTAGCATGTAAAAAATTTGGATGTACCCCATCATTCTCCGAAATTTGAGCATTAAGAACTCCTAGCCATTCTCTTCTTCTTTCCTCCTTGTATTCATCATCTCTAGCTCTACCTTTTTGTAAAACTGCTCCCTGACCAATATTTTCGTCAGTGAAAGATTCCATATCATATTTGATGTATTTCTGGGTAGGATTTTCCTTTACCAGATTCTCATCATAAAAAGAGATTTCTGTTATGTAGCCCATAAGATTTACGTTTTGACCCGCTCTCGAGGTAAGCGTAAATCCGTTGATATAGAATGGTATTTGTCCAACACCAAAAAAGTTGGTCAGAACTAATGTACCTTCAACTGGATCAGGCGTATTTGTTCCAGGTATAGCTCCATCAGTTTTCAAGCCTCTGTTAGTATATCCGGGAATATACATTACCTTTTGTTGAGGATCTGAATCGTATGCAAATTGATTACCAAGGTTAACAAAGTTTAAATTATAATAAGGATCAATCCAGCAATCGAAAAAACTAGATTGGTCATCTTTATAAGCTCTAACTGAAACCTCCTGAAAGAAATCATAGTATGAATAATTAGGACAGATCCAAGTCATATTATCAGATAAAGACTTCTCATTGGAAGCAAAACCTAGATTAATTTCTTGTGCAGCTTTTAAAAGAGTATCGAACGAACTAGAAACAGGGAATGATCTGATTCTGTGTGTATATAATCCAGGGATTCTACATTCAGCAACTATGTTAAATCTTAAATTAACACCTCGTCCTTCTGAATCTGATCCTGTCTCAGAATATCTACTTGAGACTTCGCTATAAACATTGAGAATATTAAAATCCATTCTAATTGGTTTATAAACTTCACCAGGAGATCTCATATACAAAGAAACCAAATCTCCATCTTTGGGATAGTTTGCAGATATGAACACGTTCTTGACAGCGGTAAACGAGAATCGAATCACAGGTAAAAATCCAGAAAGATCGAGATTAAACTTGGTTAAAAAATTAGTTACAGAGTAACCATTAATAGTAATAAATGGTACATTTAAACCAGTAACTTGAGCCGAAACCTCATTAGCAGCTCTTAGAACGTTTTGATCAGTAGAACCGTTAGCTCTATCCACTTGAACCTGTTCGTCAAGCTTCATGTTGTTATTAGCTATGGTAGATATGATGATAGAGTCTCTTTCCATTATGATTCTTTATAGTGTTTAGAAATCTTAGTTAGAAGGTAAATTTGTTCCTCCGCCTCCTGCATTAGGAGCAAAAATTAAAAGTCCATTTTCTCTGGTGATTGTTGCCTCCCCTGGTTGAAGAACATTAGGTGGGAGATTTAACACTGGTTTGTTCTTAATATTCTCTTCTAGGAATTTTTTCCTTCCCTCACTCACCTTAAATTTTTTCTGTTCCTGATTTTTCTTAAAGGTATTAAGTGGGTTTGTATTTGAATTAGAGCTACCTGACTGATTCTGTAATTTCTTAACTCTGAAACTATCATCTAATGTTTTAGCTGTAGGTATAGCTAAAACCTGTCCCTCGTTTAAAGAGAAAGGGTTACTTATTCCGTTAAATTTAAGCAAAGATCCCATCTTATTTTGGGTTCCAAGTTTTATCTGTGCAA